CGTTGAGTGTGAGGATGATAGATTAGATACTCAAGATGAATTGGAAATGCATCTTGAGAATATGATTGAGGGTATAAGAATATCCAGAGTTACTAAATCCAAAGACTCTGTAGATCAGACAGTGGTTACTGGATATGGGAAAACTCTTAGAATTAGATACAAACCCCGTTCTGGGGGTATGGCAGAAACCACATTGAATTCTACAATTACGGAATTATTTCCTGCTATAGCATGGGAAAAGTCGATACCATCTAATTTGAGTGTTACTGATTTTGCCCATCAAGTTCATGAAGCATCTGTGAGAGTTGGACCAACTAGTCCTTATAAAAATAATGTTGCCAAATTGGCGGGAGACAGATTTAAAAATATAGCATCTACTTCCTCTAAGTTTGAGGAAAAAACATCTGCTGCCATAGGAATTTATAAGTGGATACTTAACGAAGCTAAAAGGAGAACTATAAGGGGGATTGTTTGGGGTTATAGAGATAATACAAAACCAGCAGGTGTTAATACAAATCACAAAGGCGATATCTTCATACTTTGGGGTGGTAGACAGAGACCTAGAATTACAGGAGTTTCTATCAAAGCGGGTGCTGCTGGATCTAAACCACCACAGTTTAATAGTTATGTAAGAGCAATATTTAATTCAAATGCTTTTGGTAAATTGGCAGATTATAATAAACTTCAGAGAATGTCGTATGATGAGATTTACTCAAACATTCCAAATATTCCAGCATATGCTCAGTATGGAAAGGCAGCAATGACCCAGGTAGTTGGGAGATTTGAAAGAGCAAATAGTAGCACTTATGAAAGATTATATGACGCACAACTAGAATGGATGCGTCAAACTTTGGTCGATTTGATAAACAACAATCCAGAGAAAGCAAAGAGGTGGTTATTAGAGGAAGTTGCCAAAGATCAACCAGATGTTCCTCTAGTTGTTATTCAATCTTCTGGATCTAGTTTATCTGATGTTCATGAAGTAACCGATGAAGATACAATAAAAAATTGTGTTTCGGTTTCTAGAGATGGTAATGGAATAAGTGCTAGAATTGGGACAGGAAAACAGAACTGGCACATTGATTTGACTTGTAACCAAAAAACAACAACGCTGAATTTCACTATAAGAACTAACAAGGCTGGAGTTGGACATAAATTAGGTCAATATATAAATCTTGCGGTCAAGTTCAATGGTATTACAGAATGAACTCACAAATACAAAACATTATTGACACTTTCGAGTCTACATCAAAAAGTAGGGGAGCAAGATATAATGATCTTCTTGCTCATGTTTATATGACATTTGATAAAAAGATCTCTCTCTGTAAGACGGATAGAGAAATGAATAAATATAAGAAAATGAGGAGTAGCATCCTCGGTTACATTGTTGCGAACGAACGAGCAATAACCACTGAAATCTGTAAGTAATGAAAAGTTTTTTCCAATTCTTGTCTGAGGCAGCTGCGTCCACTGCGGTACAGCAGGCAGAGCGCATGGGTCTGGTCGGTGATGGGCATGGTGGATGGTATGATCCAAAAACCAAAGAGTTTGTTGCCAAGACAGAAAAAGGTCAACTAAAGTTTTATAATAAGCGTCAGAGAGTTGGGCAACAGGATCCAGCACAGACAGAAAGGGAAAAGAATTTATCTCAACCATCACAAGAACCAGCACCTCAACAACAGGAACCAGCAGCACAAAAACCAGAAATGGTTCCACCTGAAGTTGAAAAGACAAAGGGAACACTGACCATTGCTTTTGGTCGTTTTAATCCACCAACCACTGGACACGAAAAACTTTTGGATACGGTGGCAACTTCTTCTGATGATGGTGACTATATTATTGTTCCTTCCAGAAGTCAGGATAAGAAAAAGAACCCACTCGATGCTGATACTAAAGTCTCTATTATGAGGCAGATGTTCCCAGCACATAGTGAGAGAATTGTAAATGATCCAGCAAATCGCACGATCTTTGATGTGCTCAAGAAGGCACACATGGATGGATATGCTGGTGTAAGAATTATTGGTGGTGGAGATCGCGTTAAGGAGTTTGAAAAACTTTCTGGTGATTACAATGGAAAACTCTATCAGTTTGATAATGTAGAAGTTCGTTCTGCTGGTGATAGAGATCCTGATGGTGATGATGTTTCTGGAATGTCGGCATCGAAGCAAAGATTGGCAGCGGCAGAAGGAGATTTCAAAACTTTCCGCCAAGGTGTTCCCAAGTCAATGAATGATAAGCAGGCAAGGGAACTTTATAATACTCTCCGTGCCGCAATGCAGATCAAAGAGGGATGGAGTCTCTGGGAGATTGCTCCTAAGTTTGATTGGTTAAATCTTCGTGAGAATTACATTCAGGAAAATATCTTCAAGGTTGGTGAACTTGTAGAAAACCTAAACACTGGACTGATTGGACGTATTATCCGCCGTGGTACAAACTATTTGATTTGTGTTACTGAAGATAATATCATGTTCAAGTCCTGGATTAAGGATGTAACCGAAAGCAGGAAGCATCTTGAAATTCCAACTAAGAATATTAAGAAACTTGTAAAAGCAGCGGTGAAGAGAACTGATACTAATATTGATGGTTTTGTTGATAAAGAAGATGGTAAGACTGGACCTTATGGAGCATTTATTCCTCAGGCAAGAAACCAAGGTAAGGTATTTAAGTCACTTCAAAAAGAACAAAAACTGACCGATGTTTCTGGTGTTCCAGCAGATCAAAGACTTGTTGGAACTGATGCTTTTAGAAAATATGTTGAAAAAATGGTCCCCGGATCTAGTTGGGGACAACAATTCATAAATAAGTATAGGAAAAAGTAAGTAAATTAAATCTTTCCCCCCATGAGTAAGCATATTGTTGAAGAAACCCCAGCAAAGGGCAGTCATGCTCAAGGTGGTAATCCTGTAGAAAAGCAGGCATCCCAACTTGCGTATGACGTGAAGTATAAGGTCAAGCAACAACTGAACAAGGGAACCAAGATGAACCCTGCTCAGGTTGCCAAGGCATATCTGGCACAACTGGCAAAGTCACCTGCTCCCCCAGCAGTTAAGGCACTTGCCAAAAAGAAACTCATGGGTGAAGAGTATACTTCTGATGTAGCATCACTTGCCGAGAAGGCAATGGTAAATGCTATGGTTAAGGTTTTCGTTGAAGGCGTAACCGTAGAGGAAGTTGAAGTAGAAGTTCAAGAAGAAGTAAAAGAAAAGCAGTATAAAATCAGAGTTACCGATAAGAAGACTGGTAACACTTATGTAAGAATGGCATCCCGTGCCAAGATTGCCGAACTCCGTGCTAATCCAAACATTTCTTCAGTCGAGATGACTGGTTATGGGCAAATCAGTGGTGATGAAAAGAGCAAGGGTAAGCAAACTGCTGCTGCCAAAGCAGGTAAGGATTATGATGGCGATGGTAAAGTCGAGTCTGGTGCTAAGGAATATCGTGGTGCCGTTCACAATGCAATTCAGCGTAAGAAAGGTTTGAAACCTGATGGTAAGGATACCTCCAGCGTAAAAGAGGGAGTTATCTATGAAAAGGAGGGAGATGATTCCGAAAAAAAGATTACAGGTAAGGGTGTAAATAATAAGAAGAGAATTAAGGTTTATCCAAATTCAATGAGTGAGCAGGCACCCATGACTGCTGCTGCTCCAGTTGATAAACCAGATCCTGCTCAAAAGAGAAGAGAACAACAGAACGATAGAGCAAGACAGCAAGAAGTTCAAATTCTTCAAAAGAAACTTCAGGCACTGAGATCTGCTCCTAAAGGTTCTGATCCTTCAATCATGGCTTCTTATGAAGCAGAAGGTGAGCAGATTGATGAGAAGGCGGTTTCCAAAGCACAACAACGCTTCATGGGAATGGTTTATGCTGTAAAAAAAGGTGATATGGAAGCACCTTCAGCACAAGTTGCTCAGGCAGCATCTGGTATGAGTGAGAAGGAAGCAAAGAAATTTGCTAAGACTAAGCACTCTAAACTTCCGGAGAAAGTGGTAGAAGAGAAAGAAGGATGTGATTGTGGGAAAACTCCTTGTGAGTGTGACGATAGAGAAATGCCAACAAAGGCAACTCTTTTTATGAATAAACTGAGAGCAAAGGGAATTAAAGTTGCTGGTAGCACTCCTGCTCCAAGAAACATGAAGACTGCTGATGATCTTGGCGAAGAACTTCTTGATGAAAGAAGAAAGGAAGAAAAGGTAGCAGGAACACCAAGAAATGATATTGGTAAGACTGATCTCGCATATCGTGTGGTGAAGAAAACCATTCGTGATATGTCTGGTGGTCGTCCTGCTGGGCAACAGAAAAAGGAACCAGGCAAGAAACCACCTGTTGCTGGTCAGTATGGCGCACCAAAATCTCCTGCTCAAAAAGTAGCACAACGTCGTGCTGCAGCAAAAAGATCTCAAGACAACATGAGTTCAAGGTTTGACTGATCCTAAATAGCCCAGGATACTCTCACACGGAGGACATCATGGGAGCAGTAGTATCGGTTGTAAAACCAATTCTTCTTCAAATTGCTTCTCATCCAGCAGTTAAAAACCTTGTTATTGAACTCCTTGAAAAGTATGTAAAGACCACCGACAATAGCATTGACGATATGGTTCTTGCTACCGTTAAGGAACTTCTCTTCAAACCACAAGCTGAAGAATGATTACCTGTTTTGTAACTAACTGGGGAGTAACCATTGTTCTTGGTCTTCTGTTAACTACCTCTGAGTGGTTAGCAAAAACAAAAAGATTTGAAGAAAATGGATTACTTGACCTTTTAACAAACTTTCTAAAAGTTATTCTACGCAAGGAGACCAATAAGTAAAGGTCTCCTTTTTTTATAAATATCAATATAAGAAAATTATAGGGTAAGAAAACATGGCTCTTTGGGGCACAGCAGACGCTGTATTTGCAACTGGTACGATCACTGTTGATCTTGCTAACAAAACTATCACTGGTTCTGGCACGACCTTTACCAACGCTGCTGTTGGTGATGTGATTTCTATCGGTGTAGGAAATACTTTTGGTGAAGCAATTATTTCTGGTATTACATCAAATACCTTTATTGCTATTGGTTCAACTCAATTCCTTGCTAACAGAGCAATGGTGGGAGTTGCTTACACCATCTCACAAAAACCAAAGTATACTCTCCATGATACTCACTATGGAGCAGCAGATATCTTTGGTATTGATGTAAATGAAGTTGGTGTTGCTAGAACTACAGATAAGTATGGTGTAGCACACGCTGGTTGGGTTGGCATCAATACTTACAACGACATGCACGGCAACCTCCGTGTTAAGTCAGAAGTTCTTGTTGCGATGAGTGGTATTAGCACTGGAGCAACATCTGCTGGTGTTGATGGTGATGCTGCTGATGACGCATTTGGCACCGATGGTGACGGAACCGCAGTATTCACTCCCTGATAACTGACTGATGTATGAGATTTGATGAATTGAATGAGAGCAACTATTTGCTCTTCGCTATAAAATTCTACGATAATCCCCAGGCAGTAACTAGGGACGATTTTGAAGACGATTTGAAGCGAATAAAATACATCAAAAGATTGCTAAAGAGATATAAGAATACCGGGGAACTGAAAACACATCTTATCTTAAATCATTTAACAGTTTTGTTTAATGTTTTTGATGATGCGGCAGTTCCTCTTTTATTTTATAATCTTGAAAGAGATCTTTGGGCAGCAATTAAAAGTTTTCTGGTATTTCTAAACAGAGTTCCAGAATATCCAAAAACTGATATACATGATATTCAAGAAGATGATTATTGTTTAAAAGAATTAAGGTCAATCTAATGGACATTGATAAGATTATCTCTATACTTCGTGTTCTTAAAGAGGAACCAACAATGAGTGTTGGTGCTGGACAGATTGCTGGCACCAGAGAAGCAGGAGATGATCCACCAGTTCACAAAAAGAAGAAGAAAAAGTATAATGAACTTCCAACTATCATTGGAAGAGGTAAGTTTCCTGGTGCTAGAAAACGCTGGATGAACTAAAATGGCTTTCGGTCTTGGTAAATTAGCAGTTTTAGAAAGTAAACTCGATATTTATGAAGATCTCTCCAAGGAGATGCTTGACAAACTTGAGCGAGCAGTAGCAACAATCAGTGATAATAGTAATCGTGTTGCTATTATTTTAGAACGTCATGAGAATAGATTAGATAAGAGTGATGAGAATGATGTTGCTATTATGAGATTGATAGAAAAAGTGGAAGAAAAGATAGATACTGTAGAAAAAAGAGTTAATGATCTCTCGAAGTTTCGTTGGATTACGTTTGGAATTGCTCTAGCCGCTGTAACTATTCTTAAAGCACCTGATATATTTTCCAATTTCTTGACCCCACCACCACAAACTGCTATAATACAGAGCACGAAGTAATATCTTTTCGTAATGGATTTGGTTGATGCCAAGTATATTGGCTTAGTTTCATCACGCCTTCAAAAATTCAAGAGGGTCAAGTCGGATCTCTACAACTTCCGCTGCCCTATCTGTGGGGACTCCCAACGCAATAAAAACAAGGCACGCGGGTATATCTACGCGGTGAAGAACAATACCAACTTCAAGTGCCATAACTGTGGTGCTAGTTTGTCCTTTAATAATTTCCTTAAGGAACTAGATCTTACTCTTCACAAGCAATATACACTTGAGAAGTTTAAGGAGGGACACACTGGTAGAAACTTTGTTGTTGAAGAACCAAAGTTTGATTTTAAAAAACCAGTATTCAAAAAGTCTCTTGATTTGCCAAAGGCATCGGAAATTCCTTCCGCCAAAGAATATCTGACCAAGAGAAAACTTGACCCAGAAAAGTTTTACTTTGCTAACAAATTTAAAGAGTGGACTAACTCCCAGAAAGTTACCTTCGACACTATCGGTAGGGATGAGAGTCGCATTATTATACCAATGTATGATAGGGACAATAACCTTATCGGTTTTCAAGGAAGAAGTCTAGTTCCTAACTCTGTTAAATATATCACTGTGATGCTTGATGAGGAGGCACCGAAAATTTATGGACTTAATGAAGTCAATGAGCAACTACCAATCTATGTGGTCGAAGGACCCTTTGACAGCACTTTCGTCAACAATAGCGTGGCTTTGTGTGGTAGTGACGGTGATATTCGTTGTCTTGAAGGAAGCAGTATTGTTTTTGTTTACGATAATGAGCCCCGCAATAGAGAAATCGTCAACCGCATTAGCAAATGCATATCAAGAGGCGAAAAGGTCATCATCTGGCCAAGCGGAATCGTAGAGAAAGACATTAATGATATGGTCCTTGCTGGACACGATATCATGAGTGTGTTAGAATCAAATACCTACTCAGGTTTAGAAGCAAAAATTAAGTTTAACATCTGGAAGAAAATATGAGCAACGGCACCAAGGTTATCAAGAGAAACGGTAAAACAGAACCTCTTGATTTGAATAAACTCCACGTTATGGTGGAAGAGGCATGTAAGGACCTCGCAAATGTATCTGCATCACAAGTTGAGATGCAGTCTGGTATTCAGTTTTATGATGGTATTACAACTGCTGAGATTCAGGAGATTTTGATTCGTTCTGCTTCTGACCTGATTGATTTGGATCACCCCAATTATCAATTTGTTGCTGCTCGTCTATTGTTGTTTGCTACTCGCAAGCAACTTTATGGGCGTATGCACGAGTTTCCATCACTGAAGCAGCACGTTGAGCGTTGTGTTGAGAAAGGAGTTTATGATGCAGAAATTCTCAATCTCTATACTGAAGAAGAGTTTGATAAACTTCAGTCGTATATTGATCATAGTCGTGACTACCTGTTCACTTATGCAGGTCTACGTCAGGTCGTTGATAAGTACCTCGTGCAGGATAGAAGCACTGGAGCACTTTACGAAACGCCACAGTTTATGTACCTTTTGATTGCGGCGACTATCTTCTCCAAGTATCCTAAGGAAACACGTTTAGATTACGTTAGGAAGTACTACGATGCAATCTCAAAGCACAAAATCAACATCCCAACACCAATCATGGCGGGAGTGCGAACGCCGCTTAGACAATACGCTAGCTGTGTCCTTGTTGATGTTGATGACACCCTCGATAGTATCTTTACTAGCGATATGGCTATTGGCAGATATGTTGCACAAAGGGCGGGCATCGGTATCAACGCGGGTCGAATCCGTGGCATCAACAGCAAAATCAGAGGCGGAGAAGTTCAGCACACAGGTGTTATTCCATTCCTCAAGAAGTTTGAAGCGACTGTCCGATGCTGCACTCAGAATGGCATACGAGGTGGATCAGCTACGGTTCACTTCCCCATTTGGCACCAAGAAATAGAAGATATCCTAGTATTAAAAAATAACAAAGGAACCGAAGATAACCGTGTTCGTAAGTTAGACTACAGTATCCAAATCTCTAAACTCTTCTATGAACGCTTCATCCGCAATGAAGAGATTTCTCTCTTCTCTCCCCACGCCGTTCCTGGTTTGTATGATGCTTTTGGGACTGATGGATTTGACGAGTTATATGTTCGTTACGAACGAGATCAGTCTATTCCAAGAAAGACTATCGGAGCTCAAGAACTCTTTCTGGACCTCTTGAAAGAAAGAGCAGAAACTGGTAGACTCTATATCATGAACATTGACCATTGTAATTCTCACTCATCTTTTATGGATAAAGTTGAGATGAGCAATCTGTGTCAAGAGATCACTTTGCCAACCAAACCACTTCAACATATTGATGATACCGATGGTGAAATTGCTCTCTGCATTCTTAGTGCTGTTAATG